TTCTTTCTACACCCGCGAAATTATTAGTTTTTGATGCTAATGTTTTCGCAGGGGGATTTCATGAAAATTATCCAAATCGCACTTGACGAATTAGAGTTGGATCCGCGTAACGCTAGGCAACATAACGATAAGAGCATCAAGGCGGTTTCGGTTAGTTTGGATCGCTTTGGCCAGAGAAAGCCTATTGTTATCGGTTCTGATAATCGAGTGGTTGCGGGTAATGGAACAGTGCAGGCAGCTAGGGAGCTTGGCTGGGAGAGGGTCGCGGCGGTTAGGGTTCCCGCTGATTGGGATGCGGAGAAGATTAAAGCTTTCGCGATTGCGGATAATCGGACTGCGGAGCTTTCGGATTGGAATAGGGAGATTCTGGCTGAGCAGTTACTCGAGTTAGAGGAAGCGGATTTTTCGCCGGAGCTTTTGGGTTTCGAGCCTACGCCGGTCGCGGATTTCCTGCCGGTCGATGATTCCGAAAACCCTTCCCTAGATGAGCGCAGTAAATACGAATGCCCGCATTGCACCGGCTTGTTTGAGATGGTTAGCGGAAAGCCAAAAGCTAGTGAGTAGTTTGCAGGTCGCGCCTTGTTCTCACGAAGCGGCTAAATATGCGGTGGAGAACTGGCACTATTCCAGGATTCTCCCCACAGGGAAGCTGGTGAAGTTTGGTGTTTGGGAAGAAGGCAAGTTCATCGGTGTAGTTATTTTCTCTCGCGGTGCTTCTCCCTGGCTTGGAAAAGCACTCGAGCTTGACCAGACAGAGATTTGCGAACTTACCCGCATTGCTATGACAAAACACAAAACACCTGTTTCTCAAGTTGTCGCTATCTGTCTAAAAAAGTTTAAAGAGAGCAACCCTAAAATGCGCGCTGTTGTTTCTTTCGCGGATCCAAAAGAAGGACACAAAGGCGGAATCTATCAGGCAGGGAATTGGATCTATACCGGACAAAGTGGCCAGGTGACAGAATATTTTGTTGATGGCAGATGGCGGCACAAGAAGGGCGTTTGGAATCGCTTAGTAAAAGAAAAGAAACAGGGCAAGAATCTGCCGGTTATCGAAGGCGGGGAGCCTATCCCCTGGAGAGATATGCCAGGGAAGTTTCGTTATATATATCCGTTAGACAAAGCAATGCGAAGGAAAGTTACTAAGCTCGCGCTAGACTTTCCTAATGCGGTCGAAGGCTTAATGGTAAGCCGCCCCGATTCCTTTGGGGAAGTCCAGGTTCAATCCCTGGCGACCGCTCGAAAGGAAGCCTAATGCCTGCCGGCCGGCCTTCTAAACCAGTAGAGCAAAAGCGACTTCTCGGCAACCCTGGTAAGCGAACGCTGCCGGATGAGTCGAACATTGTTCTCATGCAACAGATTGAGCAAATGCCAGAACCGCCCCGCCCCCTACTAAAATATGGGACAGATTTATGGGAGCGCATTTGGAGCATGGGGGCAACCTGGATTTCTGATAAAACAGATATCGAGCTTCTCCTTATGACTTGTGAAATGGTCGATGAGCGGTGGAACCTTCGCGCGAGAGTAATGCAGGATATGGACGACTCCAGGGCTAGGCGCGGGCTTCGGGAGCTCGATAGGCAAATTGTTTCTAATCTTTCCCTATTAGGCTTTACTCCTTCGGACAGGTCGCGCCTGGGCGTAGCCGAAGTTAAAGCCAAAACTCGACTAGAAGAGCTTTTAGAGCGGAAAGCGATGCGCGACATTGAGCGAAATTGAGTCATGGCCGCCACGCTGGTTAACACCTGTCCCCGATGATGCGATAGCTCGAGGATTAGAAGAAGAACCGGTTGCCGATTTTGTCGAAGCCTACGGAGTTATCACAAAAGATTCTGTCGCCGGAAAAGCTGGATCCAAACTAATTCTGCGGCCCTGGCAAAAAACGCTAGTCGAACATTTGTTCGCATGGGATGAGGATGGGCTCCGCAACAGAGTCAGCCTGGTAGGCATGCCCCGCAAATCAGGAAAATCGGCCCTTGGATCCATAATTGGGCTTTATAGTCTTATTCTCGGCCCGAAGGGTGCAGAAGTGTATTCGGTAGCGGCAGAGAAGGAGCAGGCCCGCATCGTGTTCGCGGATGCTCGCCGACAAGTCGAAGCAAGCCCCGAACTGAGTGCGCTAACCAAACTTTATAGAGATGCTATAGAGTTCCCCAGTTTCGGTTCTGTTTACCGCGTGCTCTCTTCCGAGAACCTAACAAAAGAAGGGCTTTCCCCCACCTGTGTGATTTTTGACGAATTGCACGCTCAAGGGGACCGCGAACTTTTCGATGTGTTCTCTCTGGCAATGGGTGCGCGTGGAAAACTTGCCACCATGATTGCAATTACCACTGCTGGGGTGCGAACTGACAGAACTGGGAAAGATTCCATCGCATATAACCTTTACCAGTATGGCCAGAAGGTCGCGCGGGGGGAACTCGAGGATCCAACCTTTTTCATGGCTTGGTGGGAAGCCCCAGAAGGCGCGGATCATAGGGCTAGGGAAACTTGGAAGGCCGCCAACCCTGGTTTTGGGGATTTGAGCTCCGAAGCAGACTTCGAATCAGCTATTCGAAGAACTCCAGAAGCAGAGTTTCGAATCAAACGCTGTAATCAGTGGGTTAGCACAACTGATACATGGCTTCCAGCTGGCTCATGGGACGCCTGTGCTGGCGATTTCGAAGTTTCCCCCGATGACGACATAGTTTTAGGTTTCGATGGATCCTATAACGGCGATGCGAGCGTTATAGCGGGAGCGATAGTCCCTAAAACATCCGAAGAGCCGGTAAAGGTTTTTATGGTGAAGGCTTGGGAAAAGGATTTAGAACACGATTCCGATGATTGGCGGGTCAATATCGAGGAAGTCGAGCAAACAGTTATCGATTTCTGCCAGAAGCACCCTAATGTGAAAGAAATCGCTTGCGATCCATTCCGCTGGCAAAGGTCAATGGAAGTTCTCGAGAATCTTGGGCTGCCGATAGTTGCTTTCCCGCAATCACCTCAGCGAATGATTAAAGCCTGCGCTACTTTTTACGATGCAGTAACCGGCGGGAAGCTGATCCATGACGGCAACCCATTAATGGCTAGACATGTCGGAAATACGGCTATTAAATTAACTCCTGCCGGCCCGCATATTAAAAAAGAGAATCCGAACAGTCCTAAAAAGATAGATGCGACTGTGGCCGCTGTTCTCGCAACCGAAAGAGCCCTTGGCGGTAAGATGGAAGAAGTGGTGCCGGAGTTTTTCGGATAGGGGCATGATGGCAACAACTTTACAAACTTTAGGCATGGTTGCCGTTACTGCTGGGGCGCTTTGGTTCTCGATTCCTGCCGGCTTAATTGTTGGCGGAGTTTTTCTCCTTCTAGTTGGCTTCGCGTTAGGGAAATAGCGAGTGATTTTAAATAGACTTTTCGAAGAAAGAGCAATCAGCTATCAAACTGTTTTTGAGGCTGGGGATGATATTGCTTTTGGCAACCTGTCCGACACGAACATAAACAGCAAAACAGCTTTCCAGGTGAACGCGGTTTTCTCCGCAGTTAGCCTTATCGCGGCCACGATTAGCACGCTCCCAGTTGATTGCTATATTCGAATTGATGGGCAGCGAAGAGCTTTCCGCCCGAAGCCTGAGTGGGTAGAGCGCCCCGATATTGCTCTTCCTCGCACCGCTTTCTGGAATAGCGCCATTGTTTCTCTTCTTCTCGATGGAAATCTTTTTGTCCGAGTTTTCGCCAACCGCCAGGGGCGTGTGGCTAACCTAGTTGTCCTTAATCCGCAAACTGTCACGGTGAAGCGGAATGGGAATGGAACTTTGCGCTTCGAAATCGAGGGTGAAGATAAGGCACTAACTCAGGAAGAAATGATTTTCATTCCTGATGTGTTACGCCCTGGTACTGTTCGAGGAGTTAGCAGGGTAGAAGCTCTTAAAGAGAACATGGGCCTTGCGCTTGCTTTGCAGAACTTTGCCAGCACCTTTTTCGGGCAAGGAACTAACCTTAATGGGGTTATTGAGTTTCCTGGCAACCTGACTAGCGAGCAGGCCGCGAACTTACAAAATAGCTTTGATGCTCGCCATCGTGGTTGGCGGAAGGGGCACCGCACCGGCATTTTGTCTGGCGGCGCAACCTTTAAGGCGACACAGGTGGATCCCGAGAGTTCGCAGGCTATCGATGCCCGCCGCTTAGCTGTCGAAGATATTGCTAGAGCGTTTAACATTCCCGCGAACATGCTTAATATTCCAGGGACAACAACTTATGCATCGGTGGAGCAAAACAATTTGCAGTTCATTACTCACACTTTGCGCCCTATCGTGCAAAAACTGGAAGATGCCTTCTCCCCGCTTATGGCGCGAGTTCCTGGCGGGGAAACAAGCTTTATCAAATTTAATCTTGATGGGCTCGCACGCGCAGATTTGAACAGTCGAATGAGCGCATACTCTACAGGACTCCAGGCAGGCTTCCTCACTATTAATGATGTTCGGCGGCTCGAGGATTTATCCGACATTGCGGATCCAGCGGCCTCTAGCGTGAGAGTACCGCTCGCAAATGTAAACATTGATGCGGCCGACTTGGTTGCTGATGAGAAGCGCGTAAAGATGGCGCAGATTCTTGTTCTTTCCGGTTATGATCCTGCCGAAGCTTTAGCCGCTGTCGGTTTGGATCCAATAACTCACACTGGGCTTGCTTCGACACAGCTTCAGCCTGTGAGTCAAATTAATCCTGAGAATCCCGAAGCTGTCTATGGAGTGAACTAATGCCTATTTATTGCGCTCAAGTAACTCTTGGCACCGCTGTAAGTGTTGTTGCGGGGCAGGACAATATGATCCAGGATGTATGGGTTCACAACACGAATCATGGTGGAAGCACTTATGCAATTCTTGGTGGCGACAATGTGGGAACCGCTACAGGGATGCACCTTCACTCTGACGAAACTTTGATGTTTACTCTCGGCCCTGGGGATACTCTTTATGGGATAAGCGGGCAGGGCTCGCCAACTCTCGCGGTAATGAGAATCCAGAAAAAAGACTAATGCCATATTTTATTTCGAATCAAACCGATTGCCCCGCATGGGCTGTTGTAAAAGAAGATGGCGAAGTCCTGGCTTGCCACGATTCTGAAGATAGCGCTATCGAGCAAATGGTTGCGGTTTCGCTCGCTGAAGATATGGAACCTGGCGGCCGATACCTTGACGATGAACGCGATAGCGAAGAAATCGAAGAACAGCGAGAAGTGAACTTGGATCCACCTTCTTATATGCGCGCTTCTGCCAGAAGAGGACTCGAGTGGCATAGGGAAGGGCTTTCTGGCGATGGTTTAGTGGATCGCACTATTCGGGAAGCTCGCGCTATGGCGGAAGGCAACATGACCGCCGATAAGTGGGTGCGGGTTCGCGCATGGATCGCAAGGCACCTGGTCGATATGGATGCTCCTCAGAACACGCCAGGAAATGATGCTTATCCTGGGCCTGGAGCGGTCGCTATGGCATTATGGGGTGGTGG